ATATTATCGCCAAATTTTATATCACCATTAAAAGTTGATACTCCAGAAACATTTACATCATGAGTTAAGATACCTGTTTCTAGAACTGTTGTTAGACCAACAGTAGCAACACCAACAATGCTTACATTATCTAAATTAGTATGTCCATCTACATCTAAGTCAGCTTGGGCAGTAATATTACCTGATACCGTAAGCCCAGTTAGTGTACCAAGAGAAGTAATGTTTGGTTGTGCTGCAGTGTTAACTTCTCCAGATAAATCTCCTGTAAATGTAGTTGCTGTAATAGCACCACCGACAGTTACATTATCTAAGTTAGTGTGACCATCTACATCTATATCTCCACCAAATGTAGAATTAGCAGAAACATCTAATCCAGTTGAGAAAGTAGTTCCAGTAACAGTAACTCCAGTACCAATAGTTTCAAACTTCTTAGAGTTAGCATGGAAGAGTTCTACTTGGGCACCGCTTGTTGCCGAAAGTGCTACTTCACTGCTGTTTACTCTAAGTTGTAATCCTAGAGCACTGTTTATGAAGAAATTAGATGTAGCGTTAGTATTTTTTATATAAGAATCACCATCATGATAAATTTCTAAGTCACCACCATCACCAAATACTGCCCTAGCACTATCCTTAAAGAATGCTGTACTACCGAATCCTACGGTTGCGCCAGTCCCAGTAATAACATCACTACTGAATGTAGAAACACCAGCGATGCTTACATTATCAAGATTGGTATGCCCATCTACATCTAATTCAACAAAGTCACCGTCTCCAACAAATGTTGTTGCTGTTACAACACCAGCAATACTTACGTTATCGAGGTTAGTATGCCCATCAACATCTAAGTCACCAGTTACATTAAGTGCTGTTAATGATCCTAAAGATGTTATTGAAGAATTAACAACACTAGATCCAAGCGTTGTTGCTGAGAGAACATCTACTCCATTTATTTTGAAAGTCTTACCAGAAGCAAGATCAATATTCTCAGAGAATGTCCAAGAGTCTGTAGAATTGACCCAATTAATTGTTTTATTTCCTTCTCCAGATTCTAGAGTGATACCACCACCATCGGAAGATGCATCAGTGAGAGAACCACTAGCAAGAATAATATTTTTATCGTCTATAGTTAGAGTAGTGGAGTTTACGGTTGTCGTATCACCCTCTACTTGAAGATCACCCTGAATTACAACTGTTCCTGTGTTTGTCCCAATACCAGCAGGATCAATTGTAAGCGTTGCTGGACCACTGATTGTATTTGAAGAAATACGAATAGCAGATCCTTCTGCTCCAGTTGATAATACAGTAGCAGTTAAAATTCCAGACGCATTTAAAGTATTAATTTCTGTATGACCAAATATATCAATATCAGCGTTTAAATCAACATCGTTACCAAATGTAGAAATTCCACTTACATTTAGACTCGTAAAATCATTTGGTGCAGCAGAAACAGCAGCTTCTATTGATGCTGTAGTTATTGCATCAAGACTTAGAACATTTTTTAATTGAAATGCTGAGCTAATAACTTCAGTTAGTCCAATAGAAACCGATTCTCCGCCTAGAGATCCAGACGCGGTAATAATACCCGAAATGACGATACCCTTATCGAATACTGGGGCACCATTACCATCTCTATTTCTTATAGTATCAACGAATAGTTGGGACATTCTCGCCTTTTTCTAATATGTCTCTATTTAGTAAAGGTAGGTTCAATTGGCCATTTAACTCTCCATGGAAATCCTTTTTGTGATGGTATATCTCTTAATTTTCCTCTATATTCCATCCACACGGCTCTAAATTCTTCTGGATAATGATCATTATCAATTAGATCAGACATTTGTGTCCAATCACTTGCCTTTAATTTTTCATTCCGTATATTTCTAATATCAATTTCTTTTAATTCTGTAGTTTTTTCAATTTCTTCTGCAGACATTGCTTTAGTTTCCCATGTCTGCATGTAAATTCCATCAGAATTTTTTACGGGAACAGTTTCCTCAACTTTAAAGTGTATTCCTGGAACCGGAGGTTTTGTATACTGATATAAACCATAACCAAAAGGTTCCACACAATCAACAGTTAGAGATCTAGGAAAAGACGTGTTATTGTGTAGTTTTCTAAAATTTTTTTCATCAATGGGATTTCCAACGGGAATACCATTTTCCAATTTTATTAACATTTAAAATCTCTACTATATCTCTTGAGTATTTAGTGAAGGGAACTGTCTAACATTTCCTGGCCATATTATGCGGACAGCACCAGATCCTCCTGATCCTCCAGCAATGTATAAATTTGGAGTTACTAATTTTACAAATCCAGATCTTCCACCACCACCAAACAAACCACCGTTTAAATCACCATTAGTACCACCACTTCCTCCTCCAGCAGCAGTTGCATTTCCTAGACCAGAATCAGATGATGCTCCAAGTCCACCAGATCCACTTGAGCCTTGTCCATAAACTCCTGTTCCTCCACCCGAAGATGCTCTACCTGGTTGAACTGAAAGAAATGTTTGTGCAAAGGATCCACCTCCACCACCTCCAGCGCCACCTGCTCCATCATCACCAGAACTTGCTTGAGCAGAAAGTCCACCTTGTCCGCCAGCTCCACCGTTTCCACTATATCCGCCAGCTCCACCTCCACCAAATCCCTGTGAAGCGTTAGCTGGTCCGCCATTTCCACCACCATCACCACCAGAAAAAGTTCCACTATTGCCGTTAGCAAAACCACCATTTGCAATTAATGTAACAGTATCTGTAGTAAAACTAGAAAGACCTCCATTTTCTCCTACTAAAGGACTTGTAGAACTTCCTTGAGATTCTCCACCTGTTCCTACAACAACAGTATAAGATTCTCCTGGAGTAACTACTATATTATTAGCATAAACTAAAGCTCCTCCACCTCCACCAGGATTGTTATTAAGAGAAACTGCAGGGCTAGCACCTCCTCCAATACATACGACACTTACATTTCTTACTTTGGGTGGAACAGTCCAAGAAAAAGTTCCTGGAGTTGTAAACAATGCCTCATCATCAGTTGGAGATGCCGCTAAAATTGCGGAAGACATCATCATAAATTGAGATAAAAAATTCATGAGGATACTGTTGGATTTACTATTATTGAACCTTCGACCAATTTCATAATCTTATTGGTAGAAGAATTTTGGGAGATGATATCAAAATAATTTCTACCTTCTGTTAAATCGTCAGTAACACTGTTACCCATTGATATAACAACTGCATTATTAGTTGTATCGATATGAGTATCAAAACTATACGAGGTACTCGCAGTTTCATGCTTTCTAATTTTAGCAGTTATGGTTTCTGTACCAGCTAAAGTTGTTACAGCAATAGAAACTTTTTTTTCAAAATCAGTTCCTTTGTATATTGCTAATGATGTTACTGCAGGAACACTCATTGGATTTACTTCTAGTTATAGGATTATTTATTATCTTGTTGCTGTTTTAAAAGTTTTGCTAGATCTGCGGTAGATCCAACGAAAAGAGCATTAGTAACATTTGTTGGTCCTTTTGAAGACTCTCCTTCAACATCTTTCAGTTTTTTCTGAAGATCTAATAATTTATCTGTTGCATCAGCAACATTTTTAATTAATTGACCAGCAACTTCATACGCCCTTGCTTGCTCAGTTTCCTGGGCTAATTCAAGGATACCATTGATTGCCTCCTGACCTTTTTCAATTAAAGAATAAAGATTCCCTCTTGTATAATCATAGTCTTTTTTAACATCATTAGAAGTTGCTTTTATTTCTTCAATTTTCTTTTCAGGGGTTGCTGGTTCTACTTCAACTATGTCCGCATCAACATTGAAGGTATCGTCGAGTTCTTCAAACTTATTACTCATGACCAATCACCACTAAATCCAAAGTCGTCACCAACTTCAATCTTGCTGTTGTCTGTTTCGGTAATGAGTTTAACTCCTGTACCACCAACATGATCAACAACAGATGTTGAATAAAATCCTCTTGTTACTCTAATTTTATTACCAGTTACATCGGAGATGTATAATGTTTCTTCTCCAACCGATACTTTATCTCCCGCAGAAATTCCTGATGAAGAAACAACTTCCATGACTGTTTCTGTTTTAAGAAAGTCTTTAAGTAATGTAGTAGTATTACTATCAGAGTAACTCTTAGTAGCAACTGGTTCTGCAGTATATCTAACATCAATCTGTCTACCAGAAGGACCACCAGCACCAAATCCAATAACAGATTTTTTGATGATATCTGTAGCAGCTCCTGTAGAAATTGGTCCAAAGATATACGTCTTTGCAGTAAATTTAAGAGTATAAATTAAAGATCTTCTAGATTCAAAATTTCCCTCATATTGATCATCCATAGATATAGAATTTAATATAACAGGAACATCTCTTTTTTCACCGATAGTATCGATGAGATTAACAGTCATCGTATACTGTGGTTGAAAATATGGTATAATCTGCTCCACAATTTGAAGCATCTCATCATTTATTTTTGTGTATATACTTAATTCAAAATCTACATTATATGGTACGGGCATGTAATTTTTTCTAATGTCCGAACCATCATCTTTTGTTCCTGCTAAGAATGTTTGAGTAGTTGTTACTTTCCTTGCAGAATCATAAGAAATACCAGTCATCTCAAAAGACATTCTAGGTAATGTAATTTGAGTTGCTTTATTTAAATCTTCAGATTGCTCAAGCCTAGCAAGAAACTTTTGCATAGGTCCATATGCAAGAGGCACCTTTACTACTGAGGTAACGTTATCGGCAGAATCCGTTTTTTTGATATCAATATCATTAAAAAGTGTTCCGAACGATATTACCGTTTTTCTTAATATCTCGTGGTAGAAGTACTCAAACATTAGATTAAATGATAATTATATACTATTTAACAAAAGTAGCCATTATGGACGACCAAATGGGTTTGTTTCGCTAAAATCTAATATAGCATCTGCTTCGATTTCAAAGTCATCATTAGATGCAAAAGGATCTGGTAGGTTGAATTTATCGGCAATAGATCCAGGCGTTGCCATATGTCTTGCACCCGATTCTTCTCCAACAAACTCATCATGAATATTGAAATCTCCTGTGAGTCGTGAAAGATTCAATTGTCTTGTAGTAGAATTCCAATACCTGACCATAGCAGTTGTTGAACTACTAGATCCAACAACCGTTTCTCCCACAATATAATCTCCAGATCCACCAAGATAAGGATCTGCAATTGTTATTGTTGGTGGATTTGTTGTTGCATATCCAGCACCACCATCAAGTATTTGAATTGCTGTAATAGTTCCTGCAGAACTTACCACAGCTTCTGCTATAGCAGTTGCACCAGATCCAACAGGAGCTGTAAAGCTAACTGTGGGAAGACCAGAATATCCACCTCCACCATCAGTTACTGTTATGATTCCAACTACTCCATTTCCAGTAGCTGCAGTTCCTACAAATCCTCTTCCACCTCCACCAGACGCTTGTACAAGAGGATCTGAAGTATATCCATATCCTGAATTAATTATCCTAACACCTTGAACTCTAGATCTATCAAGATTTGCTTCGCAAAAATCAACAACCCCAGTGATCATGGTTGCTATACCAACAGCAGTTAATCCATTGATAGGAGCTGCTGAAAATACAATATCTGGAGTAGATGTGTAACCAGTTCCTCTATTTGTAATAGATACATATCTTACACCACCATTAAAGACAGTAACTTCTGCAGATGCTGTAGATCCAATACCATGCATTGTGTAAATTCTTGTTCCTGATAGATCAGAGCCAACACCAAATGCAGACGATCCAGATGCCGCACCACCGAGAGAAACGTCGGATCCCAAGAGTGCATTATCAATTGCATCTACATCAGTATCAATAACTTCGTCACCAAGTCTGAACAATTCACATCTTAGTTCATAAACATAGTTTTTCTTTAATTGATAAAATGGTTTTTCATGCTCTACAAACTTAATTTCAAACAAACGATTACCTAAAGGAAAGAAAATTAAATCTCCTTCTTTTGGTCTACTTGATAATTTAATATTACTCTTATTTTCTATTAAAGGTTTTATATATTCTTCGTAACGTTCTCTAGAAATAATGAGAGTGAGATCATCTTGAGATTCAATACCAAACTTACTCATTATCTCCCCAGATCCTTCATACCCTTCGCTAGTATCTACGTAGGCTTCAATAGGATATGCATCTCTAAATTCAGAATCAACTACTTCTTTTATAATAGTTTTTTCATTTACATAAAGTCTTGGAATGTAATAGACATCCACTCCATACATCCGAAGTTGTTCGTTAACTAAATCTTGGATAAGATTTTGTTCTGCTTTTGTTCCTTGCTGAAAAAATGGATTGAGCATAAATTATCATCCTATCATGTCTAGAGGAGGCATCTCATAATAAGTGGGCATTTTTTCCATGATAGTATCAATCTCTTTTTGAGCATCATCATATAATTGTCTACCATTTAGTTCTATACCACCAGGAAGTTTTACTCCCTGAAACTTTATGAGGTTCATTCCCCATTGGCGCTTTATAAGAGATGTTAGATATCTCTTTAAAAATGAATCATTATATACTTTTGAATATGATGATGGGTCTGCAATTGCATAAGCATCTAAAACCAAATATTCACCAGCAACTGCCTCATTCCAATCCATATCAATATACAATCTACCTTTTCTTTGATTGAATCTAATTTTTTTCTGAGTAGTAAGTAAATGATCAATATCAGATAAAAATGTTTGAGTCATCTGATATGTTAATAACTCAGTAGATCCCAAATAATGAATATCATTTAAAAATAACTGATATTTAAAGTTAAACATTCCACTGGAAATGTTATTAGATCCATTAAAATGAAGAATCCTCTCCACTCCGATTACTCCATCTGGGAGAGGTAAGTATCTAGAATCTTCTTCATAATCATAATCAATACCACCATCACTCACAGTAGTGGTAGTTATTCCTGCTGTTCCTTTTCCTCTATCAATATCAGTTTGAGTAAGTTTATACTTTAAGTAAGTTTTTTCTACTCCATCAAAATGACGCTCTTGGAAAAATTGAAGTGCATCATCCAGGAGATCATCCATTTGCTCTTCTGCAACGTTAATTTCCAATACTGGAGCACCTAGTTGTCTCTTACAGTAATCTATTAGGGTTTGTCTGGATGATGGTTGAGCCATTAGAGTAATTTAAGAGTTTCTTGCTGTTTTAAGTACAACTTAACGTAACTTTTAGTTACATTTCGGAGAACTTTAATATCATCTATACTATCTATATTTCTAGAGAGTCTTTCATATTCAAAGTTTTTAGATAGTTTTTCAAGTTTGATTTCATCTGGATTCATTCTGTAACTCCTTTACTTTTTGTTGTAATTCTATCACGGCAATCTTTAAAAATTCAATATCATGTGAAATTTGATTTCTTTCTTGTTCTTCTTTCCATTTTATTTCCCTCATAGTCAAGTACGCTTCGTAATCATTCTCATTTGTATTGATTACGGCTCCAGTGTTTTCATCTTTAATAAGATCGTCAAAATCTTTTACACGAGCAACACCTTTTTCTTCTTCATCATCATCAATAATTTCAATAAACTGATCGAATTCTTCATCCATAATTAAGCAAGCGCGATTACTCTAAGGTCTTTCAATCTAACAGGATACGTTGTATCTGTTGTAGATGCACATAATTTTATACCAAAAGCTCTAAAAGATGGGAGTTTATTGATACTAAATTTGAGTTCTTGGAATTCTAAATCATCTGATTGGAATCCTTTACTATCAGTTTTTGATAGTTTTTCATCTGGAGTTCCATCGCATTTAGCAAAATCCTCAACATTCCCCTGATTATCAATATTATCAAATCCTGGGAAAGGATAATAAATTAAGTCTTCCTTACCATCATCATCAATAGCATAGAAAGCTCTCAAATCGCTATTAGTATTTACATATGCACTAACAAAAACCTGAAGAGATGTTGCGGCATTCTCTAAGGTTATAGGTCTGGTAGCATAAACAAAAGCATGAGGATCATTTTCTAAGTCCGCAGTACGTTCATCATTAGCATAATCAGAAATAGGATTATTCATTCTATTTCCAATTAAGATAACAGAACAACGATCCAAATCTATCATTGGTGATAGCAGTGGTGTCGTTGTAGATAAATTAACAGATATATTCAGGGACTTATTTCCTTCGATTCCATCAATTCCGTCAAGAAGTTCTGTTTCATTAATACGAGAGCAAATTATTCTAGGAGATTCTAAGAAATGCTCTTCTTCACCAGAAATTTTTTCAAATTCTTCGGCAAGATAAGCTTCTTGATTACCACCAGGACTTCTTCCAGTAATAGTTCTTAGATTAATTTCTACTTCAGTACCATTGACTTCTGTTACGGAAATTTCTGGGTCAATAATTTCATATTGAATATTTTGAGTGGCGGTAATATCATCACCACCGGTGGATTTGGTTTCCGTAAAGAACATATCGGGATATCCAAAAGGACTATCGGATCTATCAATCCCAGCCTCTTGAGGATCAATTCTTATAGTATAATAATCTAGATCAATTGGATTATCTACTGTTGCATCTTGCAATTCATGAACTTTATTAATTCTTCTTAAAGAAATTCCATTAAGTTCATATTTAGCAACATCTACTCCTGCCTCATAAGAAGTCCCTACAGTATTATCGATTTCTCTTGTAATTCCTGTTAGGTTAAGTCCATCAATTCCAGTGTATGCAATAATTTCTTCTTCAATTTGAATATATCCTGGATTTGTAGAAGATACACCTACATTTTCAAAAGTAGCAAAAATACTTAAACCAGTTGAATCATCAATTAGTAAATCATCCAAAGGAATTGGAGCGGTAGAATCTTCTTCAATATCTGCTGTTGTATCTACGCTAGGACTATCTGGATCTACATCATCAATCGAAACAACACTTTCTGGAGCATACATACCATGATTTGGATGATTTACCTTAATGTGTAAACCATCATGTATGATTGTAGTATCACTGACTGTTAATCCACCAGAAGCAGCTTTTACTTGAGTGGTGATTCCGCTAGAATTTTCGTAAGTAACGGTGCTTCCAGCACCAGTTGTAAACTTTCCTTGAATATCATCAACTATAATTTCGTTTATATCTCCAAGTTCACCAATTGATAATCTTAAGTTTCTTCCCAATCCTGATCCAATAGAATTGGCTGTTACTAGGTCTCCAACTTGATATCCAGATCCACCATTAACAATAGTTGCTCCAACAGCAACTCCATTTTGAACAGTTAAATTACAAGTAGCGTTTCTTCCTTCTCCTGTAACTTTTGTTAATGCTACATCAAAATAGGTTAAACCTCCAATAGAAGGTGTAAGTCCGATACCAGCATTAAAGACTGATAGTGATGATGCAGCACCAGCATTTGAAATATAATTTCCTGTAACGTTAGAATTTTCTTGTTTTACTGTAAAACCAGTAGCAAATCCAACATCATTCAATCCACCACTTAAAAGTAATCTTACTTGCCTAGATTCCATTTCAAACGCATCATTATCCAAAATAGAAACTTGATCGTTTCCTACGGATAACTCTGGATTATAGAAGTTTATATTTCCTGAATTTTCTGTGAAGTTAGCTCTGTAAAGAGTAAACTTCATATCTTCTCTTTCTGATGGTGTCCATGTTGCACCATTTTGAGATCTAAAAAATACTCCAGAGTTTGGGTTTGATGAAACAAATACTCTTTTAGATTCTGCCGCATTTGATTTAGTAACGTCAGGCTCTCCCATCTTTGCAACCCACACCGAATAGTCTTTACTATTGCAGGTAACAACAAGCGAATGGAAAGTTTCTCCTTTTAAGAATACTGGTGATTTAAATTTAAAGTTAGTTGGAATGTTTGCATCAGCAGTTGCCGTTACGTCACTCGGTTCTAGCGTAACTTGAGAAAATGGATAAATGTCTCCTGATGATGGAACTCCATTTACTGTAGGTCTTAACTCTACCGAAACGGGCAAACGCTCGTCACCTTCATAAAAATAAACATCAACAGAAGTTGCGTAAATCCCTTTGGGATTATCGACATAGAATGTTTGCGCTAACGGATCAATTAGTTTATCGGACATTTATCTGCTCAATGGCTTTGGTGAGTAATTTACCTTTATTTATTTCCCTTAAGGGTATCAAGTTCTGTTTTGAGATCTTTAATAGCTTCAACTAAGACAGGTATCATCTGAATATAATCAACAGACAAATACCCATCTTCTTTATATACCATTTCAGGAAATTCTTTTTGAACTTCCTGGGCTATGAGTCCATACTCATAGCCCTTTCTTCCATGATGTTTTTTCATTTCTTCCTTCCACTCATAGAGTGTTCCATTAAGTTTACATACTTTAGTCAAAAGAGAAGTCATAATATAGTTCAAATTGTAAACACTCTATTTAGTGCGTTTTGGATCATCATGATGTTTGTCTTCAGTAGGAAGTCTGATCTTCTTCCTCTTCTTCCTCTTCTTCTTCTTCCTCTTCTTGCCGCTCTACCTGGTGGTCTTGGTGGACGTGGAGAGGGTTTTGGTCTTGGTCTAGGTCTAGGTCTCCGTGGATAACCTGCACCTAATCTTCTTCTCCTGTTAGCTCTTGGCGTTGGTCTTGGTGAAGGTCTTGGACGGGTTCTTCTCCGCTGTCGAGATCTCCGTGGTGAGAGTTTCCTTATACTACCATTCTTAAGTGGTAGTTTACCAACTGGGAATCCTCTCTTCTCAAACTTCTTCCTACCTCTCTTAGTAACTTTTCTAGTTGCTTTCTTGTGTTGTGTAGCAAGAAGTGTCGCACCATATTTCCAAAGTTGAGGTTTACCCTTATTGTAATGTCCATAATCCTTATCACCTGGCCTGACGACATCAAGAACTTTACTCTTGATTCCCTTACGCCTGAGTCTCCTTGCCTTCTTGGAGGTATCAATAACCTTCATTACACCTCTGCGAGTTTGTTTAATCGCAATCGATGTAACTTTCTTTTTACCTCCAAGTGGTCTAGGTGGTTTTCCTCTACCTGGGTAATTTTTGGGAGGTAATGGATAACCAAATTCTTTGAAAGCTTTTTTAGCCGCTTTCTTACCACCAAGTTTCTTAATCCTATTAAAGTTAAGATACTTTGTCTTACCTTTGTTTTTACCCTTTGTAATAGTATATGGAACATGCCAGATAGGAAGTGCTCTTCCTTTCTTATCAAAGACGTATTTAACCTTAGCAGTTTTAACTTTAGGTCTCTTTTTCGGCCGCACCCTGCAATGATCGCCTTCACCCTTTACTGGTGTAGGATCTGGTTGTTTGGGCCCTCTTGGTTCCTGCCCACACCTCTTCTTACCTTTACCTTTACGTCTGCATCTCGGCGGTTTAGGTTCATCATCCTCCTCCACTTTGGGTCCAACCGTTGGCGGCCTGGTGGTGGAGGGCGGTCTCTTGTTGTGAGAAAGTAGACCTTCGGAAATATAAGTATGAGCATCTTCAACTGTGATATGAACAACTTGTCCATTTTCAACAGTTTCAATCTCATTCAATGTTTGTCCAGAAACTTCATCACCAACTTCCATGTCTCTGGCTTCTTTCCAAGAGTCACCAACACGGAACTTGTGATAAATTGAACAAGTTAGTTCACTTTCACTAAAGATTAACTTCAGTTTTTCAACACCTTCTACAATAGAAGCATGAATAACTGGATAATCGCCATATTCAAAAGTATCTTCATGATATGTTTTGACCATATCACCAACTACCAGATCTCCTGCTCTCTTCTGAGAACCATCATGCATTAAAATTAATGCATT